GAACACCTAGAAGAAGAAATTGGTGACTTGATGTGTATGATTGATCTACTGATTGATTCAGGTATGGTTAGTGAGTCAGCTGTAATGACAGCAAAATCCGAGAAGTTGAATAAACTGAAAATGTGGACAAGTATTTTTAAGGAAGCAGCATGATTACTATCCAAGGTGTGAGCAAGCGTCAAAAACGCATTTTGAATATTATGTGGAATCTTGATTCAGAGGAAGACTACTTTGAGTGGTATAATTCTCTTGATGAAGAACTGCAAAAAGAAGCCGAGTTGTTGCAACGATTAGTTATCATGGCTGAACTTGATAACGAAGTTCGTGATACAACTGATGCAAAAGAACTACTAAAGAAATTTGCTTTGTAAGAGGAAATCGTGTATAATAGACCTATGAGACCAAGAAATCTAGTAGCAAAAGATTTAAGAACACCAAAGTACCGCATGCGCACAGTGGAGTCCAAGGTCAAGTATATTCGTCAACCCAAACACAGAAAGGTAGATTATGTCAATGGATTATGAATGGGAAATTCATACTGCTGGATTAACAAGACAAATTAAAGTTAAGACGCATGCGTATGATCTCATTGAATTTACCATCAAACAAAAACTTGATGATGAAAATGGAAAGAATATAACCGATACAGGTTATACAAGTTTCTATTCAACAAAAGAGTTTATTGAATTTTTTGGACCTATTATTAATGAATTGAAAGTGAGATTAGATCATGCAGACAGTATTCAAGAATGACAAAGAATTTGAAGAATTTAAAACCTGGACTCTCGGAGTACTCCACGATGACAACATCAAAGATTTGTGCGTTACTTTCACCAAACAAGATGGCTCTGAAAGAGCAATGCGTTGCACTCTCATCGAAAGTCGTATCCCCTCTGAAAAAACTCCAAAGACCGCAGGTTCGCCTACCACGTCTAATGGATCCGCAGTTCGCGTCTTTGATATTGAAAAATCCGAGTGGAGATCTTTCCGCTGGGAATCCGTAACTAAAGTGGAGTTTACACTATGATTAAAATTCTGTTGCCAATTATTTTTAGTGTTCTTCTTGTTATTCTTGGACCAATTGCAACTATCTGGTCATTGAATACATTGTTTCCAGCCCTTGCTATTCCAATTGGGTTTGATACTTGGATGGCTGCTTTGGTACTTGGTGGCGTAGTGGGTGGTTCGACTGGTGTTTCTTTTAAAAAATAAGGATATATAATGGCTGTCAATTCGGCAAAGCGTCGTGAGAAAACTGAACGTGTAACTGCAGCAATGAAGGGGGATGAGCGTATCCTCTCTGAAGATAACTACATGCGCGATCTTATTCTTAATTTGAATTATTATAATTCTCATAGTGATGACAAAGAAAAGAAGAAGTGGTTCATCACGCACTATGCCAAAATTGACAAGAAGATTGCTGTTGAACTTCTTAAAGTTGACGAAGCCCATTTCCGAACAGCAGGTGTGCTTGCTCGAATGGCTGATATGGGTTCTGTTTTGCGTGAAGCCGAACAGACTCATCTAGATAATCATACTGAAAACCTATTGGCTCAAATTAAAACACGCCAAAAATCTCAAGACAAACAAGATAAGAAGGATGCAGCAGCAGCCAAAGAAGCAATGCCATCTAATGTAATTTCAATTCAACAAAGAATGGAAGAGAAGGCTCATGACTTGGCTGGTGAAATTGATGGTGCTATTGATGAGTTTATTCTTGCTGGTTGCAAGTCCGAATTTTCAACGAAGAATTACCTTCTGGCTAATCAGGTGGCTGGACCCATTGCTAAACGCATTGGAGAGTTGTTTGTCGATACTGCCAAAGAAATTAGAGAAGCGATTGAAGGCACTGATGCGCAACTTGTAGAAGGTTATTCAAACTTTACAAAACGAGATCTGAAGAAGTTCGCTGATTTTGTTGACGGTATTATTGCTGACTGTAATCAAATGGTTCAGACTGCAAAAGCAAATCGTGCGCCACGTAAGTTGAAACCAGTATCACCTACTAAGATGACTGCTAAAATGAAGTTTATGCGTGAGTTTCCAGAACTTGAATTGAAGTCTGTGGCTCCAGCAACAATTATTGGGTCAAGTGAAGTCTGGTTCTATAACACTAAATACCGACGTGTAGGTGTTTATCGAGCAGAGAACGGCACTGTCTCTGTTAAAGGAACTACCATCATTGGGTTTGATATCAAAGAATCAAAAGCATTCACGCTACGTAAACCAGAGGAATTCTTTAAAGGATTGTCTATGGGTAAGCGTGCATTGACCAATGCTTTGAAAACCCTTAAGACTAAACCATCTCAACCTAATGGACGCATCAACGAGGAGACTATTATCCTCGGGGCATTTTAATGGAATTTAATTATATCGCTGACGGCATTGATGCTGTTGTTATTGACAACTTCTATTCTGAATTACAGTTAACTGATATTTCTAAAGAGTTAGATAGACTAACCAACGATAGAATTATGGTAGCAGATAAAGATAGATTGGAAGCAGCAGTTGATGTTGATGGTAATTTTGTTACAACAAAATATGGTGCTTGGGTCAATGATGTAAACTGTCCATTGATCAAATATCCAGTGGAGAATTTTACAAAGCAAGAAGTCTTTGATAAACTGGTTGGTTTTAATTCAATGTACAGAGTCTTCTTCCATATGAATCGTAGATCACATTTAATTTCGTATTATGAGAATGCTGGGTATTATTCTAAGCATATAGATGCTAGTGTTTTTACGATATTAAGTTATTTCCACAAAGAACCAAAACAATTTAGAGGTGGAGATATAATCTTACACTCTAGTGATTTTAGTAAAAAAGTAACAATTGAAACAAGAAATAACAGAGTTGTTATTTTACCAAGTTGTACTGTGCATGAAGTTACTCAGATTGAAATGACTTCTAAAATATTGGATGGAACTGGAAGATATTGCTGCTCAATATTTGCTTCAATAGAGTATCTTAAGGATAGAGAGAAACAAAATGATTTTAATTGATTATTCGCAGGTTGCTCTTGCAGCCATTTTGACATTTCAACGTGAGTTGAAAGGGACTGAATCAGAAGTCAAGAACTTGATTCGTCATGTTACGCTATCAACAATCAAATCATACAAGAAAAAGTATGGCAAAGAATATGGTGATGTGGTTATCTGTTGCGATGGACGTAAGTACTGGCGCAAAGAATTCTTTGAATATTATAAAGGAATGCGTAAAAGCAACCGAGAAAAGTCTGATCTTGATTGGGGTCTAATTTTTGATACTTTATCAGAGATGCGCATCGATCTTGCTACTCACTTCCCATACAAAGTTCTTCATATCGATCGTGCCGAAGCAGACGATATTATTGCTGTAATGACTAAGTACGTTCAAGAAAATGAATTGATCCAAATAGGTCTTGTTGAAGAATCACAGAAGGTTCTAATTTTATCTTCTGATAAGGACTTTAAACAATTGCAGTTATACCCAAATGTTAAGCAATGGTCACCAATGCAGAAGAAGTATGTTACTGCTACTCAACGAGAAATTATTGAGTATAAGATTGAACATATTGTCAAAGGTGATGCTGGCGACGGCATTCCAAATATTCTAAGTAAAGACGATGTCTTTATGAAGGGTGAACGCCAAAAACCTATGAGCGCAAAACGTCTTCAAGAATTCTTTGAAAATGGATTTATTGCATGTAAGAATGATGAAGAACGACGCAATTGGCAACGTAACGTAACTCTTGTTGATTTTGATTTTATCCCAGAGGATGTATCAAAGGTCATTGTAGAAGCATACATAAATAATAAACCGACAGGCGATAAGATGGCCATTATGAACTATCTTATTGAACACAAGTGTCGTTTATTGTTAGATGAACTAGAGGACTTTTAATATGCGTAAGTATGTAACTGAAATGCTCAAACAGATCAATGAAGATCCAAAAGCAATTGAGATTTATAAAGGTGATGCTGTATTGAAATTGATTTTTGAATATGCATTTGACCCAACGAAGAAAATGATTCTTCCTGAGGGCACTCCACCATATAAACCTGCAGATGAGCCGTTGGGTATGACACCAACCAATATGTTTAGCGAAATGCGTAGATTGTATGTTTTCTGCCGAGCAGATTTATCGCCACTGAA